TTGATTCTTTAGTTTCTCTGTTAAACTCATCTGCAGCTAGAGGTCCTGAGTATCTTTTTTCAAGCTTTCGAGCAAACTCATCTGGTAGTCCAGCCATACTTATTAAGTCTTGATCACTTACCGTACCGTCTGCTCCTTCTATAGGTGATTGGTTTTTTGTTAAAAGTTGATATTTACCTTTACCTATATACTTAGCGTAACCACCATCAGGCATAACAATTAAATCAGCGTCTTGTGACTTTGCAGCTTCGTATGTTTCTATAAATCTATTGAAATCATTTTCTCTATCTTTAGTGAATGATCTTTCTCTAGAGCTTGATTTTACTTCTCTTCGGCCTTTAGCATCGTTGTAAGCGATTTTAGCGGCAGCTAAATAATCTCTTTTAAACTCATCCTTAAACTCTTGAGGATTCTTCGCTACCATTTCTTTTAACTTCTCTAGATTTTCAAGATACTTAGCTTTATCACCTTCTTCACCATCTTCGTTACCAGCGTCTTCGCCAAAATATTGTTTCATGTTTTCTTTAGCCCAATTAAATGGACCTATATCGTCAAATAATAAAGAATCAAAATTATCTGCATCTAAATATTTATTTATTTCGCTTTCAGCTTTTACCCTAACTTTTCCTTCGTAGGGTAGACCATTTTCCCCAGCAGTTTGAATTACGCCGAATACGTTACCCATACCATCAATACCTTCAGTATAGATTTGTTTTGGTTGTTTGTATTCGTCTAAAGGTATTTCTTCGCTGTTACTATTAAGAAAGTAAAGTCCATCATCTTTTATTATAAGATTATCTGCTAACGTTTTATCTCTAAAAAGAACATCATCTGCCTGTGTTTGCATGTTGTTAGCTTTAGAAATATTGTCAGGACCAACTTTATTTAAATCTACAGCTCTTAACTGTTTCTCGTATTTTTGTAATTGAGCAGATATTAAGTTGTTAGCTTCAACAGCGTTAGCTGCTTTACTCCCTTCTTTTTTAGACCTAAATAAACCTTCAGATATTTTTAAGTTTTCAGAATATTGATCTTGAAGCTCTACTAGCTTTGCTGTAAGCTCTGGTCTAATTTTAGGATTTTCTAACAGTATATCTTTAAACGTCTCTGTAGTTTTACCAGCCCTACTCTTTTGATCTTTTCTTTTTGCACTTATTGCTTCTTGTACTTTAACAATACCTCCAGATACAGATTTAAGCAAAGGATCTATATTTGTTACTTTCGCTTTTGCGGAGTACATCCTTTGTGCTGCTTGTATTAATGCTTGATTTGCCATGTTTATTAAGGGTTTAAAAATCCATCTGGAGCTAAGCCTGCACCTAGTATATCGGTGGCGCCTCCGACAATCGTGCTAGCTAGCTGCATGTTTCTATCTTTTCTTGCTTGCTCTTTTTGTTCAATACCGGTAACTTTAGCCATATCCATACCCATCATAGTACCCATTCGGTCAAGTTGAAATTGTTGTCTTGCTTGTTCTTGCTGAATCATCATCGCTTGATTAGCAGCGTCTTGTTGCGCTACTTTCATTTGTATTTGTTGCTCTTGTTTGCCTATGTCTGCAGATATAGCTCTTTCTTTTTCAGCAGCCTGTCTTGACATTGCCGTTGCTAAAGAAGCTGCGCCAGCAGATCCTCCAGCACCTCTCAACGCTTGTAATGTGTCAGCTTGAGCTTGAGCTTGCATGTCTCTTTGGAACTCTGCGGCCTGAGTGTTGACCGTCATGTCTTCGTAAGGATTTGATGGTTTGAATGTTTCAAACTCAAAGTCTTCGTAACTCTGCATCCTTGTATCGAGCTGACCTTGAGCAGCAGCTAAATCACGCTCGTACTGCCTTTTCTTTTTCCCTATACCAAAAATTTTAAATGGGGTCGTTAAACTTCCTTTTGCCATAATTTAATTTATTTATATATAGTTACATTCTAAGCGCTCTATTTACTGCTTATATCAGCACCTAGCGCTATCTGAAATAGTTCAGATCTTTTACTATATTCATTGTTTATCATCTTAACCTCAGCATAATAACCTTTCACCGAGCTTAAGTTTGCTAAGTTATCTTTAGAGAAGAATAGATAGCTATTTGCTCCTGGCGGTTCTACGTTCAAACTACCGCTTATCCTTATGAACCCTAAGTTTCTGTTTATAAAACTACAAGTACCAAGCTTAGTTATATCTTCCCATGAGCCATTATTTACGTTAAATCCTCCAGAAGGGTTTGAAGAGGTGTAATACACCGTGTCACCAATCTGTAAAGAATCGTTTATATTATCTATTTGCATTTGTAGTACGTATGGCATATTGTATATTTATTGATTAGAATGGGTCAATGTTAGGTGGTTGTTGAATTGAAAAAGTATCTAGCGGTGGGGTAACATCACTAATCGGCGTACCGTTCCAAACTCCTAGCTGAGCAGTTCTTGTAAATTGAGTGTTATTTGCTTCTACAAGGGTAAAATATGCTTGATTTTCCTCAGCGCCATTTTCTCCAACACCGCTAACAGTAGCCCAATTAAGGTAAACATTACTCAATGGAAAGCTATTAGCACCGTCCCAAATTCTAAGCACCGGTTGGGTTCCATCTGTTCCAACAAAGTGAATAATATAGACTCCACCAGTTTCTGCACTTATCTGAGCAATTAAATCATTTTGAGATGTTACTAGCGAATCAGGGCTAGCAATACTACTAGTTAAAGCACCACCGTCATATTCTTGAGAAAAACTTAATCCAGGTAAAGATGGCGCATGGATAATTTTTATTATATCATTTGGCTCTCTTTCATCGCTCGCGATACCAGTCTGTAGATCAACTTTATAATTTAAATTAGAGCCAGGTCTTAATACTGTCTCGTCGTCAATCTCCCAAACTTTTATATTGCTAAAAGTACATCTTACGCCAGCTCTTACAATGAAATGAACCGAATTATTGTTAAGTTTTACTCTACCCGAGCAGCTACCATTACTATCAATTTGCAATTCATTTTGCATTAGAGTGTTTACACTTAATCCGCCAAGTGGTCCTGGAGCTCCTTGCTCTGCGCTCCAAGATGCATACTGATATGGTACTATACCTACAGTTAGCGGCACTTGATAATCACCATTAGCCGCATAATCTTCAACATCAAAAGATATACCAACAATCTTACCTTGCCCGTAAGTGTTATCAACTGATGCAGCATTAAAAGCGTTATCTCCAGTTGGGTGCATTATACCAAGAGATATAAACCCAAATCTACTAGCTTCACCTGCTCCAGCAGAGTCTTGCCATAGGTTGTACGCGGCGGAACCGTTAGATGGTTGGGATACTGCTCCGTAGTTCCACTTTATTTTATCTGTTCCTTCTGTCTCAATTAACCAGGTGTTTATATCGTTGAAAGCATCAACGGAACCACCAGGCATAGCGGGGCTTAATCCGGTGTTATTTGTTCTAGGTGTTATTCTATTAAAACCCGTAAGAGGTGGGTTCTGTGTGTTGCCGTTATTAGTAAAGTCTTGAGAAACATCTATTAGATTAGTCTTTGGAGATCTTTTGCCAGTCCATATAGCTACGTATTGTTCAGTTGGGTATCCTGTTTTGTTTTTACCAACGCGTATCTGCACTGTATGATTTTGATTAGGCCAAGCTCCAAAGCTAGCAGTATTAATATCTTCATCACTAGCATAACTACCTTCTGATGAGTTAAGATGATTCCATCTTGATTTAGACTTAGTAGGAGACTGAATTACGTGAGCACTGTTTTCTTCATCAAGCCCTACGTTGTTTAGTCCAGTAGCCACCCAGAAACTGTGAGGTATATCGTAGCTTTGCCCAAAAGAATTTATTCCATTAATAAACATTTCAGTATTATTCTCATCACTACCGTTTACATGTACTTTATTATTACCAGAAACCCATCTAGCAACAATATAGTCTGGCGGTAAATGATAAAGCGGTTGGTTCTCATCTGAAGCTTCTCCGCCTAAATTCGTGGCAATTGAAAGAGTAAAATTAGATACTTCCGCTGGCACGTTTATAGTTTTATTTTCTTCGTTTAGTGCGTACGTTTCGGAGCTAAAGTTTTCGTCATTTTGAAACCAACTAGCGTCAGAAAAGAACATAGTTTCTCCTTCTTGAATTGTTACAAATACCGTGTTGTTATTATCAAACTGAGCGTTGTTTTCGTGTCTCATTCTTAAACCAAAATAAAACTGTGCCCCGGTAGTGTTTTCACTATAGTTGATGACAACTTGATGTGTATGTTGTCCGAGTTGAAATATTGGATTAACCTCTATGGTGTAAGGAGGTATTCCGTCAGGTAATATATTGTCTGTGTCTTCAATAACAACACCGTTAATATTTGGCGCATCTAGTGCAACAAGCTCTAGCACCGGAAAGTTTTGCTCATTGTTAGCAAACGCAAAGTCAGTTGCGTCATAATCTGAAACCGTAAGATTAAAGGTTACAGATCCAGCAGCACTTGATTGAACAGAACTTCCGTCAAAAATTACTCCAGTCACATTGTATACAACTGGGTCCACCCAAGCTCCAGGTTGGAAAAAAGAAATAATGTCCGTTGGAGGGTCAACTCCAGCGGTTACTGAGTCATGCCAAAAACCAAGAGTTTTACTTCTCTCTGGGTCTCCAGCAGGGTTTTCTTCAAATCCAGCAGTTAGAGTCATTTGATAACCACCGTTTACATTAGTTATAATAGTAGCACTTGGAGTAGTATAATAAAATCCATCTACCACGCCAGCAAGCCCAGCGCTCATAGCCGTGTAAGTTTGCGTGTCTACATCCCATAAGCCTATTACTGGCGTAACATCTCCCGCTGGATTAGTTGGCTTATTAAAATCTAAATTTATATATCTCTGTTGTCCTTCAGGAAGAATATAAGCAGATTGAGAAGTGTCGTAAGTATCTGGGTCTACAGGCCAAATATAAGCCTGCAGCTTGTTTGCAGCTTCTTGAATAAAGAAGTATTTTCCATTGTTATTAAAGCTAAAAGCAGGTGCGTGTTCGTTGTAAGAGTGAAAACCCCAAAGAGTTACTTTTCTATCACTGAAAGAATTATTACCAGTATTAGCTATTATAGTTTTAGTATATTGATGTATTTCATCTGCGACCGCTATATTGTAGTCGCTGTTATATGCTAAGCCACTTACAGAAACCCAAGTGTCATCGTTATACAAAATTTGATTTACTCCATCAGGTCTATTTAACTCACCATAAAAAACATTACTATATTGAACTAAAACTGTTGGTCTAGGATATTGTTTAAAAGTGTCTGCTTGAGTATCGTCAGTAGTTATTTGGTTATATAGATTAAACGTTCCTTGTGGCCAAGCGGTAACACCTGGATCTCTATCTTGGTTTATTTTTACAAACGTAACTAAACCATCTAACAAAGCACTTTCACCCGTAATGGTAGTTGTGAAAGATGTTGATGGGGTAGAACTTGTAGTAGAAAAGAATACTTCATCTCCATCGAATCTTCTTTCGTCTTGCTCTATAGTAACTGTGCTAGAAATAGCGTTATCAAACGGGTGAAGCATCGTTAACGTAGCTGTTCTATTTGTAGAGTTCGCAACGCCGGGATCGATAGAAGTGCCTTGATAATTAAATGCATCTTGGTTTCTTATATGAAAGTATCTTCTAAATCGCAGTGTAGAATCGTTATCTATACCACCGACTTGTTGCCATAAGAATCCAGAAAAATCTATAAAGCTACTATTCTTATAGTCGTCACTAGGTATTATTGCGTCAGTAGGAAAAAATTCTGGCACTTGAGAAAATTGAAAATAATCGCCATTATTAAGTAGTGCTGCGGTAACAACTCCTCCTGAGTTAGATACATCTAAGATCAACTCGTAAGTTAACGCATTTTCACCTCCATAGTAAGGAACTTGGTAATAAGATTGAACACCATTAAAGTTTACTTCAAACGCATTTTCAATAGCGTTTGGTCTACCTATAACTTTAGCTGATTGAGTAGTAACCACGTCTTCAGGCGCGTCGTTAATAACATATTCACCAGGTGGGCTAGACTTAATAAACATGTTTATTGAAGCAGCAATTGCTTGGTTAACAGTTATAGTGTCTCTATTTATAGCGTATATTTGATCGCTTAAAGTTACAGTTTGATTCCTAGGATTTGCATCTGGCAAAGCGTCTAGATCTATATATAACGTGTAATAAGGGTTGCCTAAATCATCATTTCCATTAGAGCTAACAGCTGTCTCGCCAGCGTTTGCCCAACCAGAAGCAAATGCTAGTTGCCAAGTGTTGGTTGGTATATTCGTATTAATTAGCAATGTCTTCTCCTCTTGAGCTAGCGGTCCATAAGTCACTGAGTCAAGCTCAAAATTAGCAAAATACTTAACCTTACTAGAAGGGTGCACTGTTATAATTATGTCATCACTTTCCTCTACGTCTGGATCAGCTGTATATGCTAGATAGTGTTTTTTTCTCCAACAATTACCATAGTCATCATTAACTTCATCTTGATATATAAAGTCCCATGTCCCTACAGAGTTTTCCACTGTTATCTCTGGCTCTTCAAGATAGTAATAAGTTCCTGGAGTTGTTAGCGTTTCTATACATAGAATATTAGTTTGTTCATACCCAAAAATTGTTTTCTCTACGTTAAAAACAGTATTACCATTGTTTACGTTGTTAATTTCTGCCAGTGGAATAACTCCATCTATATTTTGAACACTAAGGGTAGAGTTCAGCCAATCAATTGATCCACTAGCTATAACAGTGAATTTTAATTCTGTAGCACTGTTAGAGTAGTTTTCAAAAGAGTCGTCAAATGTTATATCTATTTCATAGATAGTAGCTTCTACAATAGCAGGAGTAGCGAGCCACGTTACAACAGCATTAACTTCGTTTCCAGGTTCACCATAGCCAATAGTGTCTACAAAAGAAAGATTATATAAACCTTCTATGCTAGTTCCAGAAAATTTTGTTGCATCAATAGAATATCCTTCGTTTGGAGTTATTAGCAAAGTACTAGTAGGACCAGTAGTAGACTCTGTTCCCACCTGAGTTATATTGTAATATACTTTGTCTTGTGCTGTTATTATATTAGGCATACTTATATGTGTTATACTTCTTCGTCAGATAAATAAGAAAAGTCAGGGGTTACAATAACCGTAAAACCTTCTTGAGGCGAATCTCCATCTACTAGAGTTACATTAGAGTTAGCCATACCTAAACCTTGTACTGAAAACTCAGAAATGTCTATGTTTGTGGTTAGTTCTGTACCTCCGTCAATTAGATTCGTATGTGTTGTTTCTTTTCCTTTTATATAAGAGAACCACTTGCCTTCTTTATCCTTAAACCCTTTTGACGTAGCATCTTGTAAATCTGTGTTAATATAATCTATGTACCACCCATCTTTTTGTTCTAGATTATAATATTCTCCGTCGTTGTAAATAACATCATCTAATACAACATCATTAAACGCGTCGACATTAGCTTGAGTACCTTCGTAGTTTATAGTTCTAAAAGTCTTAACATTACTAACAGAATCGTTAAACAAACATGTAATGCTCGAGTTATACTGCTTAGTATAAAAATTATTCCAGCTTTCATTTGTTGCAGTTTCACCGTGTGAAAACATAGTTCCGTTCTTAAAAGTATAGTAAACGTTATTTAAAGTGACACCAGCTTCTTTAGTGTAAGATTTAAAACTAGACCAACCATCTATAGTTTCATTAAAAGATAAAGTATACACGTTCTTAGTATTATTACTATTTAAAACTTCATGTAATGTTAAGTTATACTCTTCTTTGCTGCTATCAAAACTTCCTATTATAGCCTCTGTATTTACCATTTGATCTTTAAACCAGTCTTTCATGCCAGCGTCAGATATTGGAGTTATGCCGTCCATAGACAGTCTAATGACAGCAGATCTATTTTTGTCTGTAAAATAACATCTATACTCATCAGCTGTAAAGCTTTCTGGATTTTTAGATATACCATAGTCACCAGCAAAAGGTATAGCTTGACCTAGTACGCTTGTTGAAGACAGTAATTGCGGATTTCCATCAGCGTTAAATAAAGCGTCTTTTTTAGATAAAATTTTCAAACATTTTCTTTCGCAAAGAGTTAGTAAGTCACTATCTCTAGAATACAACTTTTGAATACTGCCATAGTCTTCGTTTATCTCTTTAATTATGTTATCAGCTAGTAAAAACTCATTGAATCTATTAGATCCAATTGTTTCATTATATATTTGAGAGAATATTATTTTATTTAGATATGTATATTCAGCGTAATTCTCAGACGTTAAGTTAGCTTTAAACCCACTTTGTTTACCACTAGCAGTATATTTAAACAATTCAGTTCCATTAAAATCATCTCTGATAGTGTCAGATTCAACTCCATTTCCAAAAGAGATACAGTTATACCAAGGAAGTCCAATTTCAACATTTGGATCACTACCGTTAATCTTGTGAACGGCTGGTCTAAGTTTGATAAATGTATCTCCAGGCTGTATACTGCCAAATAGTCTAGCTTCTACAAACTCTCTATCATTCTTAAATCCAAACTCATCGTTGTATATTCTAACTATATGTCCTAAAGCGGTAGGGCCAATGTAAACGTCTGCGGCAGAATCTAAATGTATAGTACAACACGCATCTTCAGAAAAATTTAAACTTTGTTGAGCACCAAATGTTAAAGCCCCAACAACTCTTGTTATTTTTGGATTATTGTTAGCTCCCCAAGCTAAATTGCTATTTAAGTTATACCCTTGTATCATAGAAACACGCATTCCGTTTCTAATGTGTTTAGTTGCGTTTCTTCTATCTAGTCTTATAGCGTAAGAATCACTAGCTTCATAATATAAGTCTAAATCTAGCTGCGAGTCTGGTTCAACTTCAAATACCGCCCCGTTGTTAGAATCAAAAGCAGTATAAAAAACATCCTGGTCGTCATTTTCTGGATTTTCCAGTTGACCTAAAATGTTCTGTTCGCCTACAAGATCTATATTTCTAACCTTAACAAAAAACTTACCCTCTAACTCATCTGTTGATGCGCTAATAGCTGTTGGTACAATATCACCTCTAACAGTTCCATCTTCATCAACATCACCAATTATAGAAATTATTCTCCACTTAGAGTTCGCGTCATCAACATAGCTATTTGAATTATGCACTTTTTTACCTACTAAATAGTCTCCAACCTTAACCTTGTTTCTATCAACAGAGTTAAAAACAAGATACATGTAGTTTTGTCCTTGGCTACCAAAGGCAGCTTCCATAACTAAGTTTTCAAATTTAGCAGTATTTTCTTTTATAAAAAACTTATAGGTTTCCGCCCACTCAGGAGCGTTGTTATTTGCTTTAGTAATTAAAGAATTATGATCCTTAGATAATGCCTTCCCTAGAGAAAAGTCGTTCTCCTTACCTATCAGAACAGAGGATTCTCTACCTAGCTTATCTCTATATACTACTCCTAGGTTGTAATTTCTCAAAGATTTAATTGAGCGTTCACCTTTCATAGCACCGCCTATTTCCGTTTGCTCAGAAGGAGCCGCCGTGACTCTAAACGTAACGTCACTGATTTGGCTTTGGATCATGCTTGTGTCCTGTTCAGTTTGGGCAAAAAGTCCAATATGCCCTAAGTCACCCGCGTGAAGATATACTGTTGTCGGTGGTATTTCCAAAACCCAAGACTCGTGATCAGCACCAGGGGCCCACCTATATAAATGTGGTCCGCCAAGATCAGCAGGGTTTGGGTTGCTTTCAAAAAACTCATAAAACTGAAGTTCAAAGCTTGGTGAATTGATATAGTCAAGGGCTCCCGCTGCCTGTAAAACATCAGTTTGAGAAACCCAAGGACTAAACACGGTGTTTGACGCATCTTGAGGGTCTGTATTTATAGCGAAGCCAGGTAGGAATGTAGCTTGTTGACCGCCAGCATTACCATTGCCACCGCCAAAAATTGGTAAAACAGCTAATCTAGTTGTAGCTCTTTGTGCTTCCAAATGATCGTAGGTGCCGCCACCAAAATACTTAGAAACAAATCTAGCTTCGGCTTCTATCGTGTAGTAGCCTGACACAGGTACTGTATATATACTACTTCCAACACCGTTTCCTAAGTTGTCGGTGAAAGAGTCAAAGTTATTCCCTGGGTCATACTCCCCAGACATTTGTATATTTAAGCTAGTGTAGAAGCCTCCTTGAGGATTATTACTTATAACTTGATTGTTAATAGGAAATTCACTATAAACAAAAGGATCTTCTGCAGTACCTTCACCACCTTCCTCGCCGCTCAAAATTGAGAAGTCTCTATAGTCAGTGTAAGCACCCATTACGTTTGGTGAATTAACCGTTGATGTATTATTGTCGTGACTATTTTGTCTTACCCTGGTGTTTATATCCGCAATTATAAGGTTGTGAGAATGATCTAAAAGATCGTAATCTTGAGTATAGTTACCATACATTAACCTATTGGCCTGTATTTCTTGAGCCACTGCTTTTTTAGGAACAGCATCGAAAACTCTCGTCTGCTGGTCAGTTGGCAATGTGAAACCAAAAACTTTTTCTTTTATTTCAAACGATATGACATCCCAACCGCTAGCATCTATATTACTGAAGTCTCCTAGGCCTCTAAGGACATAATCGCTAGTATGGCCTTCGTTACAATCAACTGTCTTAAACGAGTACATATTATCCGACTTTTGTGACTTAAATATAAGTTGAATTTTTACTACGTCTCTAGGCGTGTGGTCGTGCACATAGTCAAATACTTCTATCTTATCTGCTCTATTTGCCATACCTAAGTTAAAGCCGTCTCTAGCTTGGTAAGAGTAGTCTCCAGCAATAAATGCGGCTGGGGTAAAAGGAGCAAAAGCTGAGAATTCGCCATCTGTGTAGGCGTATCTATAAGAAAATCTTATAAAATCTCTATCGTATAATTTATCTTTATTAACAGTTCTAGCAAACCAATTCTCGTCACCTTGATTAAGGTTATAATCTACTCCGCTATCTAAATCGTTGAGGTTAGTATTTATATCTGTAATTCTATGTATGGTATAGTATCCGGCGCCAGGCCCAGGATTGTCACCGAAAACATCTACTACTTTTACACTTATCGTAGTGCTACTATCTTGTCCTGTTAGTTCTATTATTTGATTCACCTCCCATGGTGCATCTAAAGGAGTCTGCGGTTGTATATAAATGTTAGTGTTTGCTTGGTACAGTTGGTCACTGCTATTAGTGAAAGCCCAAGGGCCATAAACTTGATTTCCTGTAATATCATTGTTTTCAGCACCCCAAACTAGTATTTCTTGAAGATTAGCTCCTGATTGTCCTCTAGGTATAGCTCTAGGTGAAAGATCTGGGTTTGGTTTAAGAACAGTTATATGCTCTTCTTTAAGATAGTCTCTAGCATATAAACGTTTGTTTTTCTCAATAACTAAAAGAGTGTGTGAGTTTAGTCCAATACTTGGATTACCAGCTATAGATCTTTTTATATTTATTTTTTTCGGCTCTGTTCTGCCGTCTGTAAAAAACAAAAAATCTCCTATAACATTGATAGCGCTTATGTAAGAGTTTTTAGGCGTTCTTGTAACTAATGGGTAGTCTGTGTTTTGCTCTAACTCAGAAGAACTTCCAGGATTAAAATTTAAAATTCTTTCTTCGCTAAATTTAAGCACAACACCCGCATCAGACATTGCTTGAGTGAACAGGCCTTGTTGATCGTATATTTCAGTACAAACGATATTACACGTGCCTACTAACCCGCCTAAAGTAATAGATTTTACAAATATTTTATTTTGCGCGCCATAAACATCATTACCAGCAATATCTATAGCTTGAACTCTCATGCCAACTCTTACACCTTGTATCGATGAAAAACTTGGAGAACCGTCAAGATTAGAGTATAAGTATGAATCTCTAGTAAAGCTATATATAGTTGTAGTGCTATCACCTGGAAATCTAGGTCTACGTCTAACCTCATACAAATCCCTAACTACAAGTTTAGTTTCTGTCAAATCAGGATTAGATTTGTGAGGTTTAATTTGCCATATAGCGTCAGATTTTTGTCCAAGTAAAACGTTTACAGGTCCTTGATCAAGTTCTATTATAGTGTTAGCAAGATCACTATCTTTTGCTACAAAATTATACACGTGATTATTTTCTTCATCAGAGTAAACACCTACTGTTTGAGATGTTGTTGATTGCTTATATATTAATTCTGATATAAAACCATATTGTAATCCTTGGCGCTGCCACCAGCTATTGCCTCTCAAGGTTTGAGCAGATCCAACATCACTATCATCTGAAGTAGTTATTTCTATGTTTAAAGCGTCTCTATACTCTCCATTAGGAACTAATCTTTCATCAAGATCTTTGTTCATCTTCCCTTTAAGAAAATTTCTTTTTAACTCAGCCATTCACTAATGTTTTATTTGTTTGCTTTTACCTCTTAATACTTGAGTTATTTCTTCAATTTTTATATTAGATAATCTTAACTTAGCTTGACGTTTTGTTGCTCTAGCTTCTTTCTTCAACCTATTAACTAAGTTGACTGACATATTAGCTCTTGTAGAAACTATAGAATAAGCTATGTGCTTGTATAGTGCTTCTTCAGCAAACTTATGTACTTGCATTTCGGCATCAGTTCCTAAACTGTCACTTATATACTTCAATATTATAGTAACACCAGAAAGATTTGAACTAAAATGTATTTTACCTCTTAATTCATCTATATAGAAAGATCCATTAGTTTGAGCAAATTGAGGATCTAAACCAAATCTTTGACCTAAATTATAATCTATTATATCATCATCGTAGTCAAAATCATCTTGAGTACTTTCAGATGGTTGACTAGACTGATAATTAGTCCAAGTATCTGAATCAGATGTTTGTATTTCATTATTACTAAACGTGTAGCTACCGTCAGCACCTTGTGTTATTTTTTCTGGATTACTACTAACTCTAGCTGGATATATAACGTGTTCTATGCCGGCTCCATCTGACCAAGTCAATTTAACGTAGTTAACATAGTCTTGAGGCAAAGTCATCTGTAGTGTTGTTGGAACAGATATTTCAAAAGCTTTTGTTGATTTAAACGTATCAAAGCTAAACTCTTGTAATCCTCTTTTCGCATGAAAAACTACATCTGTTCTTTTTATCTTACTTATTATCTTATCTTCTCCAACGTATGCTATTATAAATTGATCAATAACATCTTTTAAAGAAGTAAATTGATAACCACCTAAGTTGTTACCTCCGTAATACGCACTACCTGTTTCGTTAATTAAAGGCATATATTATGATTTTTCTTGTTGAACTTCTTTGTTATCTTTGCCTGTAGCAAATCCTTGTATATCTTGTTTCTGCATAGCTACACCTGCTATTTCTAGAATTTTATTAACTAGCGTAACTTCTTCAGATGGATGAAGCATAAAGTTCACCGCGTTAGCACTATTAAATATAGCTTTTTCATTAACTATGTTATACGCCCAGTTTACTCTTCTTGGTTTTATTATATAATTTACTGATAAATTACCTTGAGTTAAAGATGAAGGGTATATTGATAAAGATCTATCTTGTTGAACGTACGCAGGGCTTATTTCATCAGGCTTTGTTAAAGCTGATGAGTTTACATATATAAGCTCGTTAGGCAAAAGTCTTTGCAACTCAACAAACCTTCCAGTTGAATCTGTGTAAAGAACACTTCCAAGTCTATATATATCATCAGCGGTAGATATTAAAACCTTTTTACCAGTAACTTCCTTAACAGACACATTAGAAAAAACAGCAAAATCTGCAGTGTTATTTACCATATTTGCATGTAGTGTCAAGTTTGTCGACGCTGCAACAGCGGAAAAGTATAACACTAACGAGAAAGATCCTTGGCCTGGTAAAGCTATATTAGAAACTGAACCCCCAAAACTAATAAAAGAATTTGAATTTGGTTGTGTTAAACTAGCGTTAACTTGAGATGTGTCTACAGTCGCAACGACTTTATATAAAGTGCCAGCTACAGTATCTACGGCCTGAGTAGAGCTTGTTCCAGTGGCATCTTCGTCGTTGTTAAGTTGAATACCAACTAAACCATCAACGTTATAACTGGCTTGACTACCACCTGAGCCCGCGTCTAACGCCCAGTTAGCAAGTCCAGAGCTAAAATCACCGTTTGTAACTAATTCACTTCCGAATGTAGCTGCGTAAGCTGGATTATTTGTTGTAGTTAGATTTACTTCTTGAAGCTTGTTAAATACAGATGTTTTTTCATTTATAACATCTAGCATGTCAGAATACTCAGTATCATTCCCGTGTAGTCTGCCAAATTGGTTGATGTCGTAGAAGTATTGATCGAATATTTCTAACTGAGCTTGATTAGCAAATAAATTGAATTCTTGAGGCGTTACATAGCCTCTTTGTTCTTTGTTGGCGATTGCCAAAACTCTTTGATATATTGTATCTATGCTTATCGCCATTTATTTATATTTTTATTATAGATGTTGAGCCACCTGAATAGGTGACCCAACTCTATAAATAATCACTTAGTTTAACCGCTTTTCAATATTGGAGTATATCTCCATACCTTCGTCAGTTTTAAACCATTGTGCCAAAGCAGAATAAGGGTGCTCGTCAAATGGCACGGTCATTAACTTTCTGTCATTAGAAGCCCAGTTAAAAGTTCTTTGATCTGAAGATAATTTTATTATACCCATCTCAGTTGCTCTAATACCAAAGTTTCTAAGAATAACATTTTCATCATTAGCTAATTCTAAGAATAATTTAGGATTTTTCTTAGCATATAGTAACAAATCTCTTCTTAGCTCCTTAGAACTCATGTCTGAGACCTTAGATCCAATCTCTACTCTCATAATAGCCTCAGCCATATCAATATCTATAGATTTAGCAGCTGTTAGCGCTTCTATTTCCATTTCTAACACTTCTATTTCACTAGCAGCATTAGCTACTGGTTTTTCCTCATAAAACATTGAATCTCTATCCGGGTGATATAAAGAAAGTAGTTTCTGTAAAACTGTTTTTTCTTTCCCAACAATTAACATACCGTTTCTAAAGATAATATGTTCTAATCTTTGGTCTCCTTTCATTTCGTCTACAAACACTGTTTTTTGGTTTTGACAATATTTAAGCTCTCTTTCGTAGCCTTGCTCTTCATCAAACCAATGGATGTTTGCCGACTTTATAGATCTTGATAAAGGTTTTTTACCACCTTTCAATCTATATATTCTGTCTTTCATTTCCCAACCATCATTAAGAGTTTTGTATTTTTTCTCTACTCTTTTTGGTTTTTCTTTAACGACAGGTGTTTCTTCAATAGCTACTTCTTCAACAGCTATTGGTTTCATTTCGTTAGTAGCTTTTACTTCAGGTGCTACTTCAACCTTCTTTGTTTGCTTTTTAGCCATAATATAATATACTTCATCATCATAAAGTTGTTAGCACCTTGAGTAACTAAACATCTTTCTGATAAGTAGTGAACTTGCATTGCATCAAGTGCAGATGTAGTAGCACCTACAGAACCAGTAACCCAAGTTTTCATTTTTCGGTTATCAGTTTGAGAAGCTCTATAACGTACGTGTAAGAAAGGACGTTTCATGTTCTTTCCTAAAGCTTGATCATAAACAGAAGATACACCAGCTGGTATAATCATACCACGGATAGCTGCGCTACCTGCTCTATCATTAATACCACCACGAGTAGAAGCATCGTTTAAGTATTTCATGTCAGACTTATAGAAGTCGTAAGATCCTCTACGGAATCCAGAAAAACCTAAGTTTAATGCCATATCTTCAGAGTTGTCGAATACTCCGTAAGAAGTACCACCAGCACCGTAAGAATTCATAGAAGCTAACATATCGTCAATAGCCAAGCTTGTAGCACGGTTAACAAACATCATGTTTTCTTCAATAGCACCTTGACGATCGAATTCAGCTAAGATAGCGTCAAATTCAGCTAAGTCAGTAGCAGGGTTAATACCTGTAACACCAGAAGTAACATTACCTCTTGAAGTGATAGCAGCGAATAAACCTTCAGTACCAGCGTTAGTGCCAGCATCAGCAGCGCCTCTAATCTGACCGTTATCACCGAAACCAATTAAAGATGCAGCAACTGTTCTCTCAGCTTCTAACATAGACATCTCTAAGTAATCAGTGAAACGAGCACGAGTATCGCCCTCAGCTTTCAAGTACCAGAAGTAACCGTTTTGACCTTCTTCGCCAGAAACTTCAACCCAACCAATTTGAGAAGCATCAGATCCAGAGATCTCGTAGTAATCCTTCATTATGATTGGCTTGTTAGAGAAAGATCTGAAAGTAGGTGTCAAAGCTGTTCTTTTGTCAGCTTCAAAAGTACCAGTGTTATCAGTGTATTTCTGACCTTTACCGTACTCAGAACCTACAACTAATAATGTTGCTGTACCATCAGCTAAAGCTGAAGCCGCTGAACCGTAAGGCTCAAAGCTTACAACAGCAGATTCTGGAGTTTCAACGATTAACGCTCTCTCTACAGTACCAGCTTGTGCAATTAATACAACGTCGTTAGTTCTAATACCGTGACTAGCCACAGCAAAACCATCACCAGCAATATTTCCGTCAATGTCAGATACTACAGTAAAAGTACCGTTAACATCTCCATCAGCATCAATAGTTCCGATATAAGATAAGTGTAAACGTGATTGTTCAGACCAGACAACTTGATCAGATGTCATAGCCTCTTCAGCACCTACTTGAGCAAGAAATCCTGAGATAGTTCGGTTTCCGAAAACCTCAGCTTCTTTTTCCATAAGTTCTGGTAAATATTGTTGCGCCCAGTCGTTTCCTGCACCAGACGTAAAATCGATATAGTTGCTAGCAAGTGTTTGTTGCTGCGGTGCAGCTACACTATTTAACAACGGTCCATTAGTAATTGGCATAATTAAATGTTTTTAAAGTTAAATTATTTTTTGTTTTTAATTTTAAACTTAAAATCATTGGAATTTTCACCTAACACTCTAACTTTTAAGCCGCCAGCTTCTATTTCACCATGAGCCTGTCTTGGCTTCATGTTTACATTTTTGCTTTTTGCAACACTCTCCTTGAGAGCATCTGCTTTTCCTTGTTCGTAAAAGTGTTTTGCAACAGCGTCAGGATTCATTGCTGTAAATAAAGATTTGTGATAACCCTTAGCATCTGACATCGTATTATCTTCTGCCAAAAACTTTTTGACAAAGTTATTGATGTCGCTTTGAGTATCTTTAACCTTTTCAGCATCCTTTACGTTAAACCTATACTTTTTTTCTCCGACGCTATATTCAAAACCTTTGAACTTGTCGTTAAAGACTTCATTAGTCTTTTTGTTAAACTTAAGCTTAGCGTTTTCTGCTACTTTTTGATTCTCCTTTGATTCCTCGTTATATCGATTAAAGAAGTCCCAAGCTTTTTGCTGTTCAGCTGTTAAGCGTGATCCTGCTTTAATCTCATCATAATATTTAGACTTTTGCCCGTCTAAGTAGGCTTTAGCACTGGCAACTTGCTCTTTTAGCGCTATTTTTTTCTTTTTAATATCTTTTTCATCGTCTACTTCTTCATCAAAGTTAAACTGATCTTCAATTAAAAAATCTATTTCATCAACCGACAGATGCGGTTTTGTTACTTTATAGTACTCTGTTAAAGCAGTTAAATTGTCTAGCTCAGAGTAATCTCTATTTAAATCAACGTAATCTTGAAGAGAACCACCGGTTTCTTCCATAAAGTCAATTAACTTTTGGATATTTTCAGGTAGTTCTTCTCCAGTCTCTTTAGCTTCAGATACAGCCTCTTGAACTTCTTCAGCAAGCTCTTTAACTTCCGCTGTTGATTCTTCTGTGATCTCTTCTAAAACCTCTTCGAGTTCTTGTGTTTCTGCTTGCGGTTGTACGTCTTCTTGCTTATCCGCGGCATCGGTGTCTTCATCGCTTCCAACCACTCCTGCGTCGTCAGTTCCACTTCCATCAACTTCAGGTTCTGTTGTTTCTTCTTGGGTTTCATTATTATTTATTGGTTTACTTAAGTCAATCTTAATAACGCTGTCGTCTCCAGCGGATTCAAATTTACTTTCGTCAACTGCTTCAACAGTTTCTTTTTGTGTAGTTTCTTCAACTACGTTTTCATTTTCTTCCATAATATAAAATATAAATTAGTAATTATCTAGGGTCAAATCCACCTAAATCAAATCCACCAAGTGTATCATTACCTGCTGATTCAAACTTTTTAGGTGAACTACCTGTTTTCCTTTGGTCTATAAGCTCACTTTGTTGAGAGGCCTGTATTTTGGTTCTTTCGTCTTTCCTATCTTCTTTCTCTTTTTCTTTACCTTTCAAAGCTTCAACTTCCATTTGTCTAAGCTGCATGTTCATTTGGAACTCCAATTGCATAAGATCTTTTTTTACCTGAGCTTCTTGATTTAGCTTTTGAGCATCTAATTGACCTTGCAGTTGAGCTAGTTGAGCTTTTGATTGTGTTATAGCTTGATTTTTTTGAGCTTCAATCTGAGCTGCGTTTTGAGCGGCTTTAGTATTAGATTCTGTTTGTAGTTGTATATTTCTTTCTTGGATTTTTTGATCTCTTTCTTGTTTTTCTTTTCTTCTTATTTTTAAAAGCTTATTAGCTAAGGTCGTATTTCTTATTTCGCGTATATCTATAGCATCTTCAAGATCTATGTTTTGTTGAGATAAGGCAACTTGTATGTTATTTTCAAGCATAGCTTTTTCTTCCTCGTCAGGTGCTAATTCTAAAAATATACCAAAGTCATATAAGTGAAGACTACTCATCTCTTCTAGTGTAGCTACATTATGAGCTCCTATAGCTTCTATAAAAGCGTCTTTAGTTGGAGAGTACTCTATTACGTCTGATATTCTAAGAGATAATGATTCAGCTACATCCGTAGAAAGAAACAGTCCAGCTTGCAATATATGTCTAGTAGCAGTATTACTGTTTGCCGCCGCTAGTTTTTGAATACCAACTAACGCATTTTTATCAGGCGTACTACCATCTCTCGCTTCGTTAAGACCGGTAGTATCACGTATCATTTGTAAGTAATAGTTGTAGTTACCTATAAGAGCGTTTATTTTATTACCACCAGAACCACTCGTTATTTCTTGAATAGGAACTTTTCCAGGATTCATATCTCCATCAGCAGTCATTGATCTACCAATAACAGAACCTGTTTGGAAAAACATGTTTAAAGCTTCCTGAGGATTATAGTTTGTTCCGTTGCCAAGATCAACTTCTGCCAAACCGTCAGCATCAAGATAAACACCATCAGGTACCATGCGTGACATTACTTGCTGTATCTTTAAGTGAGTAAGTTGAATCATATCAGCAAATCCAGTAATTCTACTAACTAAAGATTCAATGCGACCCTTGTACATTCTAGGTGCTACTATAGAGTAATTCATCTTTACTTTTGTGTAATCACTTTTTGGTCGCATCATATTTTTTGACATCTCCCATTTTAAAAGCTTTTTTGTACCTAACACAAGAGCTCCTTCATATAGACACTCTACGTTGCTTTGTAATTTAGAAAAGTTTGCCTCAGAGTTTTCTGGAGGATTAAACGTATCATCTTTTTCAATAGCTTTTTCCATACCAGAACCTGTTTGTTTTATTTTGTAAACTTGGTTCATGTATGTCTTGTAGTTAAAATACAAGACTTTAACTTTATTAGCGTCTGGTCTTTCTTGAGAATAATTATCTGATCTTTGATTAGGACCTTTTTGTATTTCTTCTAAATCCTCTTGTGTTAAATGCGGGAATTGCTTAGCTAGTTCATTAATCGGTATACTTTTTACTTCACCAACATAGTATATGTCATCAAAATAAGGGGATTCAGTATACGAGTAAACAAGATCTGCGGGATCAACATAATCTATAGTTATTCCTTCGGAAGTATTAAAGTTTGTTTTTACAGCTCCAATACCAAGCACAGCTAAGTCATAGTAAAAACGTTTCTTTGTTAGTTCATATTTGTTTCCTTCTAGTAAAACGTTTATAGCTTGCTCTTCGGCTAACTCTACGGTTTGCTTGTATGAAAGCTGCATGTGAAGCTTTAACTCCTCTTCATTTTTTGGTAAAGTTTGCGGATCGTTCTCATACATGTTTATTCCAAAAGCTTCACCTACATAATCGTTGAAGTCTTGAGTCTTCATGTCTTTTAACACAGAGTCCATATATTCTGTTCTCATAGTAACTCCGTACGGATCTTGAGAGTAAGCTTTAATATCGTAAGTTCTTTCAGCAATACCATTAACTACAATATCTACAAACTTAGGTATAATAGGAACTGGCTTCCAGTCTAGATTTAAATAAGACAAATCACCATTTATAGATAATTCATCTTTATACTTCTGTATTGACTGCTCACCTCTAGCGTATAATCTTAAATTATGAAAGTGTCTCTGACTATGACCATGCATATTGTAATTAGACCCTTTATTAGAGGTGTTATCACCATACCACTCATCTTCTATCGCCTGAGCTACTTTTAATCCGTATTCGTAGCTTACTTTTTCTACGTCACTTACCACTTGGCTTGGAAAATAATTATGAGATATATTAGCCATATTGTTATTTTATTATTTTAGAAGTAAAGCCATCGTTTTTATATCTAGCTATACCTAGGTTTAATTTTTGTTTTCTCCTACTAGCTGTTGGTTTGTATAAGTTTTTATTACAGGCCATTATAGCCAAACCTGAGCTTATAGAAGCATCGTGTTTTGTTCTCTTATTTATATCAAACTTAGCCCAATCGTTTAGTGTTTCGTTAAAGTAAACGCTACCATAATTACCATTTTGCAAATGACCAACATGATCATTTATATACATTTCGATAGCGGCCGCGTGAGCTTGTTTTATGTCCTCACTAGAGTTTGGTATTCCACCCACCTCTTTTTCAGCCGTACTCAGTTTACTCCATATTTTATCTGGTCTGTTCATGCTAAAACCTCTATACCCTCTTCTTTTAAAATAATACAGAAGTCTAGGCTTATTGTTTTCCGCTAACAATGGCATTCCATAAAAAATACAAGCCATCAATACGTCTTCAAAAAATATTTCAGCGGTTTGTGGTCTAGCTATATATTCTAAAAATAATTGGTTGATTGGAGCGTTATCCATACTAAATTTAGTTAGTCCATGGAGAGATCCATTAGATCCTCTACCATCTACCGTACCACTAATATCATAGCTGTCGCACCCAAAAGCACCAATATGTTCGTTTCCAGGATATTTTATTCCATTTTTAAGTATTACTCGGTTTTGTAAATTTCTATCAGGAATCCAGCTAACTTTAAACCTACCGCTTGGATCTGGATGAAATACTACTTGAGTATCTTTAACCCCGTTCGCCCACTGAAAAGATCCTTTAGTTACAACAGATGAGTTTCTATTGCCTTCATTGTAATCAATTTGCTCGTAAATTTTTACTAAATTAAATAGACTATTTTTTGTTTCATCTCTAAAAGCGTGCTCTGTAGTTCTTGGGAATTGACGATAAAATTCATTCAAAGCATCTTGATCTTCTTTTAAGCCTTCTACCTCGTTTTCCCAGTGATTGATAACACCTACATCTATTAATTCACCGTCTGGTCCATAAACGTCGGATACTGGAGTAGTGAATACAGGTCGTCCGTATTCGTCAATAAATCCTTCAAAGTTCCATTCCATTGGGATAAACAAAGAATATAAACCAGATTTTGTTTGACCATTTTTATTTCTTTTATTTACATCACTGTCGTTATACAGTCTCTTAAAATTATCGCCACCTTTGTCGAGAGCGTTACTCGTTGAACCCATCATACACTTACCTATAATCCTACTACCTAGTCTTAAGCAAGTTTTAGTTACTCTCCAATTGTTTAATATATTATCAGGTCTTTCCCACTTACCACTTTCATCATGAACTAATAGCGCTAGTTTTTCACCATCATAACTGTTGTCTCCAGTATTCTTCCAATCAATAGTAGTATCTAAACCTTTAATCTCTTCCAACTTTTCATTGGTATCTATTTTTTTACGAGTAAACTTGCTAGCTGGAACACGGTATGCTAATTCTGATTTCGGTCTATCCATACCGTCTTGTATTGGTTTAAAAAAGAAAGGATAGTTTATAGAAATAGGTACCACTTTATCTGTAAACATTTTTTTCGCATCACTACCACTTTTTGATAGTATACCATATCTACTATCGCTTGAAATTGTAGCTTGATTAACTGTTTCAGCAGAAGACATAAAAGAAAAACCAGAACGTCTGTTCTTAAGATAACACATTCCGTAGCACCTTTGATCAATTTTACAGGCCTCCCAAAAAATAAAAAATAATCTATTAGCTTCACGAAAGTCTGGAGCACCAACGTCAATCTTGCTCCATTGTAAATACATATAATGTGCACCTGTTATATAAGTTGGATCTCCATTATTGTTAAACCAAAATCCTTGCTCTCTTCTATTAAACTCTTCGTCTATATAGTCGTACCACTGTTCTTTGTTTTCTTCAGGATAAGATTTCCAATCGAATATAGTTTTTATTTTTTTAAGTATATCAGGCTTTGTTATTTGCTTCCATTTATTATATTCATTAGAGTAAGCTTGCTTAGGGGGTTTTGGTAAAGCAATTTTAAGTCCTTGAATATCGTATATTTCACCAACTTGACCATCGCTACTAAGCACGATAAGATCGTGTTCTTTATTATAGCCTCGCTTCCACTTTTTGCTCCTATTCATTCTAGACAAAGTGGTTTTCTTTACGGGCTCAACTACACTATATAAAGTTTGTTCGTAACTCATTTAGATCTTCCTTCAGCAAAACCTTTAAATACACGTTCTTGCTTTTTCTCAGGTTCTTTACCGTTAAGTAAATTTTCTTCTTCTTGTATTCTGTTTAGTATCTCAAAAGCGTCAAATATAGCTAGCTTTTTAGTGGCTGCAGCATTCTTAAGTCTATCAGCTGTAATGTCATCGCCACTATCAACTATAGCTTCTTTAGCTACTTTAATCAACTCTTCTACAGCTCTATGCCCAGCTTGGATTATACTCTTCTTCGTTTCCTTGATATTCATATTTTATTGTAATAAATTTAGAGTAAACTCTATATAGTCTTTCTCCATCAACGATAAACTCATATTCACTACTTGGTGTAAAGCCTAC